CCAGCTTCCGGACGCACCAGCCCCGGCGCGGTTATGCCTATTCGCAGCAGGTCGGCACGGACACCCCGGTTATCTGGTCGGTCGGCTTCCACTTCACGCAATCGGAGTCCGTGCGGTTCCAGCTCTGGTTCCGTTATGAGATCAACTGCGGCGTGGACGAGTTCACTCTGCCGATCAAGACGGAGTTCGGGTTGGTGGATCATGTCTGCCGCTTCCTACCCGACTCCCTGCTTGATACATCCGAGGTCGCCGACACTTGGAAATACTCTGCGAGCATCATGGCGCGGGCGCAAGTCATACCGCCCGAGTACACGCTGGCATCTGATTTGATCGTGGCGTCCGAGGATTGGGAGGCCGATGCATCGTTTGTTGACATCGGCGTTAATCGTGAGTGGATCGCAGCATGACGCCGGAAGAGTTCTGGTCCACTAAATCCACTCTCGCCGAATACCTCACTGTGACGTTTGAGCATCCGGAGATGGGCGCTCCAATCCGCCTGGTGGCCGATCAGTTTGCCCCGGTGGTGATCCTCGGCAACGAGTACACGCCGGCCCCAATGGCAATCACGCCACCAGAGCAGACGAACGACCCAATCGCCAAGCTTCGCGTCAGCTTCCCGCGTGCGGTAGTCGGGCGCGAGTTCAAGCGGCGGCTGAAGCAGATCGGCATCGGCGGGCGGCTGACCCCGATCAGCGTGACCTACGCGCACTGGATCGCTGCTGACCTGACCGTGCCTGCGTCATCCTGGTCACTCTATGTGGACCGTGAAGCGGGGATCGTGTTCGGCCCCGACTCAGTGCAAGTGACCGCTACAGACGACAACCCACTACGGCTCAATTGCTCGGAGATCTATGACCCGGCGGTGTGGACGGGGCTGCTTCAGGTGTGATGGTCACGCAAACAGCGCGGACAGATCTACACCATGCACCTTGAGCCATGCCTCTGCGGGCCACGCGGAAGCTTCGCCATTCACGGGGCATTCGGCCATGAGTACCGGAACGCCATGCACTGCACACCATCGATTCAGGGGCTCGAATCGGTAGAGCGTGCCAGTCTGCCGCTCTACCAAGCCAATGCCGGCGCGTGATGTGTTTGCCGACAGGTCAAGCGCGGCCCTCAACCAATCAGCCGCTCCGATCTTGTCCCATTCGGCGCGCTGAGCTTCCGTCAGGCGTGCATGAATTGATGATGTCATGACGTTACTCATGCGTTGATCCTCAGTTGCTCTTCGGTGAGGGCAGTGCAGTGCCTACGCTGGTACAGGCTGGTTAGCTTCGATTTTCGGTCATCGAACGACAGACCATCATCCAAATAGACTGTGTTCGCCCGCTGCAGGTCAGTCAGGCACCTCACCTGCAGCGGCGTCAGGTAGTCACGCAACGATGCGTCAGGCCCGATCTCGTGGTGGGTGCGGAATGCCGCTGCGCTGTAGCCAAGTGCGATACGGTTGATCAGGTCAGCTTCATTGCTGAAGTGCCAATGCTTCGCTGGCTCTTTTCCCGCATCCAGCCGGCTGCGCACTACTGCATCCGTCATCGGGCGGTACTCGACGCGGAGGGATGCGCGCTCATCCTTAATCGACTGGTGCCCATGAATGATGGCGTCAATCTGGGTGTCGCACCAGACCGCAAACCGGACATCAAGCCATCTGGCAAACGCCACGCCAAGCTTTGGGTGCAGCCACGTCCCCTGTGTCCCGGCTCTTCCGCCCTTTTTAGTGACGACAAGCGCGATACCAGATTTTCCAGCATCGCTTTCGCGCAACGCGCCCACGTATTCAATCGTGCTTGGCAGCGCCAGCCAGTCATTCGGGCGCTTGTCGAAAGCCTTTGCTGCTTCAGTGGCGTTGAACCAGCCGTCGTCGTTGAACGTGATCGGCGTAGCCTCGAATTGCTTAGTGATGTTCACTATGGCTCCTTGTTGTGGAGCCTTGATTGCGGCACAAACGTGCCACGTTATACCGCGAGCCAATGACCGGCGTAACAACAGGGCCTTGCACACCACAAGCAGATGAGCGACAATGTGTTTGTCTGAGCCTGGCAGCATAGACACAGTTTACGATGGCTTGCCATCCGGTGACCCCCTGAAGATCCAACCCAAAACGCTGCCAGGCATGGGACGGAATCCTTCAGGGGGTCTTTCCGTTCTGGGGTGTGGCAAGAGCGGCGGCCATCCAGACAAACAGCTAGTAGGCGCCAGTCGGCCTCCACCGCACAAGAGACGATCTAGAGCCCCGTGGAGTTGCAGGGGGTCCATCCGGGAAGGCAGACCAGCCAAGCCCGTGAACGCTGGGTAAAACGGTGATGATAGGGGTGGTAGGGGCGTACCACGGCGGAGTTCACCAACCGCTGAAACTGCCACCAGCCGATGATGTGGGTTCTAGATGCGGGTCAGAAGACAGGAATACGGCAGGGATCACCGAACCCCCTGCTTTGGCAGAGTGTTGCCGAAAGGAAATTATGACACCTGAGCAATTCGCAGCCCGCGCAGTCGGCATCCCGTGGCATCGATGGCGCTCCGATTGGGGTGCGGCAGATTGCTATGGAGTCGTAATCCTCTACCACCGCGAGGTGCTTGGCATCGATCTCGGCTCAGTGCCTCAGCATGGCATTGGAGCGGGGTTTGAGTTGCTGTCGAGGCAGTGGGTAGAGTGCAGCACAGATGCCCCGGAATCCGTCGTCTGGATGGCTTGGCGTGATGGCTCCCCTACTCATTGCGGGATCATGCTGCACGGTGGCCTATGCCTGCACTCAGAGGGGCATATTGACGCGCAGGGGCGCCATATAGGCAGCGTCCGGATTACTCCCATTCGCACGATGCGGCGCGCTTATGGGACAATCAAGGCATATCTCTACAGCCCCGCAAATGCTCTCAATAGTCCGTGATCCGACAGGCACCCAATCAGCCGAGGCATACCCGCTAGATTGCGGTCTGTCGCTCACGGGCAACGTGCAGCGCCATCTATCTGCGGGGGGTGATTGGGATGTGTGGCTCAACGGCCAGCAGGTCATGGATAAGGCCGCCGAGCTATCCAGGCTGGCAACCGTTGCAGACCGCCTGACACTGATCTATCGGCCTGCTGGTTTTGACCCGATTACGTGGTACTACATTGCGGCGGCCGTGCTGGCGGTGGCTATGTATGTCGCAATGCCCAAGCCGCCGGGCGTAGACGGCCTAGGAGGGCAGGAATCACCGAACAGCAGGCTGACAGGACAGACCAACCTGGCGCGCGTCTATGAGGCTCTACCGGACGTTTACGGAAAGTGCCGCGTCTGGCCTGACCTGATTCAACAATCAAGCTACGAATACATTGACAACCTGCGAGTGGTCACGGAATGGCTGTGCGTGTCGCGCGGCACTGGGCTAATCGAGTCAGTGCGATACGCCGATACCGCAGTAGATTCGATGGCGGGCGCCGAATGGAGCGCCTATTACCCAACGGTGGGCTCGTCTGGCTTGTATGAGCATGGGTCCACGGTATTGCCTGCTGTGCTGGAAACTTATGACTCGCCAGAGGTCAACGGGCAGGAGCTTGTTTACTCTGTTGCGTGGCCCACACAAACCGCAGACGCTTGGTTTGTCGCCAATGTCCACGAGTTCACGTTCACCATCCGTACCGCTGTATCGTCAATCTGGGATAAATTGATCTCGATTGCAGGAACTGGCACTGCCCTGATTGACTTCTACCACCACGGCGGCGTAGACCATTTCTACCAGACGTGCGCAATCAATTCGTACATGACCGCGGCCGGGGAATACACATTCACATTCACATCGCCGATTGAGTTTGCTGGAAACCATGACGAGGCAGTTAGTGCGCAGATCCGCCCCAATGGGCACGATTACACATGGATCGGGCCTTACGCACTTCCAGCCGAGGGCGATGGGATCGTTATCCAGATCCAATTCCCGCGCGGCCTTAACGGCGTGGTGAATTTTGTCATTGAGTATTGGCGCATCACCGACGCCGGAATTGATATTCCAGGCACACTGGTATCTGAGTTGATAACCATGTCAGCGTCATCCGTTGACGCACAGTACAGGACGCACAAGATACCCGTAGCACTTGGCCGGTACAAGTTTCGCATAATGCGCGACACTCCGCAGTTTGGGGCGAACGGCTCCGATATTGCAAAGATGGAAGAGGCGAGCGCGTCTAGGTTCTATGCGAGCAAGACCGTCCCAGGCTGCACAATAATCAAGGTGGTTACCACTGCCACAAAGCAGGCTACCTCAGGAAGCGAGCGGCGGTTTAACTGCGAGTTCACGCGGTCAGTCCGTGCACTAACTGGAACATCGCTCTCGACATCGCGTAATTTCGGGCGGGCAATTGTGCATATGTGGGCCGTCGCAGGGCGTAGCGCAGCAGAGATTGATACTGATTCGCTGGCTGACATAAACGATGCGCACGGGGTAGACTCCGAGCTACTGCGATTCGACTACATGTTTTCTAACCGCGATGTGGCGCTAGGCTCGCGCATGCAGATGGCTGCCAATGCCGCGCGCTGCCGGATATACCGAGATGGCACGAAGTGGGTGACCGTGCGCGATGAATCAAAGTTAATGCCGCTCATCCAGCTTGATTACCGCAATCTCTCCGCGTCTGGCGACTCGTCAATATCAGAGTCGGGCCACATGCCGGCGTCAGAAGATGGCGTTGAAATTGAGTACACGGGCGAGGACGGGAAAAACCGCGCGTACTACAAGCTGCGGATTATGTCGTCCGGCGCGGTTGCAATCGGGTCTGGCTCATCTCCGAGAAAGATCGTGCTGACCGGATGCAGGACGACCAGCCAGGCAGCCAACCGGGCGCATATCGAGGCACGAAAGATCCTCTATCAGCGTCGGCGCGTATCTGATACCGCGCTCATGGATGTTGCCACGGTGCCAATTGGCTCCATTGTGCGATGGATTGACCCTGATGATTTTCTCGGGGATGACGGCCTGCAGGCGGGTGAGGTGCTTGGCATCGATGACCTGACTTTGACTACCTCAGAGCCTCTGCAATGGGGCTCCAATGCATCCGGGCGGATCAGTGTCACCGATATCCGTGGCGTGCCTTTGGCGCCTGTCCTGTGCTATCCGCGCACCGATGGCGGCACGGGCTGCATCCTATCGTCACTCCCCGCCGGCTTGTACTTGCACGGGGTTGACGCTCAAACCAGCAGCCGCTATGCCTTTGCACCAGGTTTGACTGCGGCAGAGTTGGAGGCTTCCGGGTTGTATATCCTCGAATCAAAGAAGCCGGCTGGTGATGGCACCGTGTCAATTGACCTTGTGAACTATGATGCTCGCATCTACGAAATGGACTGAACAAAATGGCGATACTGAGTAACGGTGACCTGGCGGCCCTGCCGATCGGTACCAGCAATGCGCAAGCGTTTTCTCGCAATGCTGGAGATATTGACTCGATCGTCAATGGCCTGCTATCGGTCGAGACGCGCACCGGAAAGCAGGTGCTGTCGATTGACGAAGCGATGCGCCGAATTGGGTACGAAACGCCGGTCGCCTTTGCGTCTGGCATCTCCGTAACGCGCGCGACTCAGACCGTAATCAGCTCCGGGC